ATACAGCAGATCCGAATTGGTGCACGCCTGCATCCGGGAATTGGCGAGTGGGGTGGCGTCTGCTCGGTTCTTCGTCGGGGTGGAGGAAGAGAGTGGCGTGGTGGAGGTGGAGAACAGTCCGGCCGCTTATCTCCTGAATCATCCAAACCCCAATCAGGACTTCCCTTTTTTTATAGAGAATCTGATCACGCACCTCCAAGTCTCCGGCAACGCATACATACTGAAGGAAAGGGCCCGATCCAACGAGGTCTCGGCCATTTGGCTGTTGCGTCCTGATCGTGTCGCGGTACAGCCAGAGGATCGGGGTATCAACCATTACACCTACACCATAGACGGTAAGGAATACGTACTGCCTCCTGAGGATGTGGCACACCTTGCCCTTCCTAATCCGTCGGGGGACGTTTATGGATTGTCCCCTCTGCACGTTCTGTCCCGGACCATCAATCTGGACATGTCCATGACGGACTTCGCCAAGGTGTTCTTTCAGAATGCGGGGGTGCCATCCGGATTGCTCAAGGTCAAGCGGCGGCTCACAAGTCAAGAGGAAGCTTCCCGAATCCGGGCCCGATGGAGGTCCACATTCGGAGGAGTCAACAACGCCCACTCGGTGGCCATCTTGGACGAAGACGCCGAATATCAACAGATGTCGTCGGCACCCAAGGATATGGCCCTGACCGACCTCAGGAACATCACCGAAAGCCGGATATGCTCCGTCTTTGGAGTTCCTCCCATCCTTATCGGTGCCAATGTGGGGCTCCAGCGATCCACATTCTCCAACTACAGAGAGGCCCGGTTTTCCTTTCACTCTGAGACGTTGGAGCCCCTGATCAATCGAATAGCTAGATTCCTGGAATACTGCTTGGTGGACAATCCCGCCGAAAAGATAATGATCGATCTATCCGACATGCGTGGGTTCTTGGACGACAAGGATTCTATAGCCTCCCGCACCACACAGTTGTTCGGGTCCGGCATCATCACCTTGAACGAGGCCAGAGCCTTGGTAGGTCAGGACGCGGTGGACGGCGGAGAGGTACGGCGGGTTCCTTCCACGGTTGTCGAGACGTCATTCACCGGGGATTCGCCGTTGTCCATAGAAGAGGGACGCCCCACACAATCCCTGAAAGCCGCCCCTCTGGTTGCCTCCGGGGCCGTCAGGCTGAAGAGGTCCTTGCTGGAGAGCCGGGAGAGATTGACCGACAACGCCGAGGTTCGTATCCGGAAGTACCTCAAGAGGATACAGAACAGGGCGGACGGGGTCCTTGGCAGACACATGGAGAGAAACACGGAGGAGTCCAAGCAGTTCGACTTCGGTTGGACCGATTTGGTGCCAGCCGCCGAGGAGGGAGAACTTTCCAATTCACTCCTCCGCATATACACCGATGTGGTCAGAGACACTTTCGATAACGTCAACGAATCCAACATCGCCGGGTTCTTGGCCTTCAATGAGAAGTTGCCAGCGGTGCAACGCATACTAACCACGGCGGGAACACGCGCCAAGATGATACACAACACCACCAGCAAGGTGGTGCAGAACTCCGTCGAGACAGCCCTCCGCCGGGGATATTCCATAGAGCAACTGGCCCGGGGGGTGCCCGCGGAGAACTTCCCCGGAATACGGGCCACTTTGAGCGAGACCCAAGTGAGGGCCAGACTTATCGCCCGCACCGAGGTCATGCGGTCTCAGAATCTATCATCACTCGCCCATTTCAACACTCAAGGTTTCGAATATATGAGGGCGGACGACGTCGATGGGGATGAGGGGGACACCTACGTGGACCCCGGTGATCCCTATGGGCGAACCTGCATCGAGAGAAACGGGCAAGTGTACCACGTAGAAGACGCGAGAAACATCAACGACCATCCGAACGGGACCCTGAACTGGAGCCCGATGCCAAGGGCTTACCAACCCGAAGGAGTGACGGTATGACGACGGAGACAAAATACTTCGAAGCCGAGGTTAAAGTGATTGACGAGGCGCAGGGCGTGGTGACCGCTTTCGTCAACACGATGGGATTGAAGGACGCGGACGGCGACATCATCGTCCCCACGGCCTTCGACAGATCCATCGAAAGCAACCTCCCGATCCCGGTGTTGGCCGGACACGACCAATCACAGGTTGTAGGAAAAGTCATCACCGCCTATCCCATGGAGATCGGCGAAGAAGAGCACAGGCTCCACGCCACCATGCAAATGAACCTGGACACCGAATCGGGGCGCGACGCCTTCTCCAATATTGCCGGACAATTCGTCAGACAATGGAGCGTCGGCTTCAACGTACCCGAGGGAGCCGTGTCCATGGAGAGAAGCGGCACCGACGTGACCCGCGTCATCAACGATCTCGATTGGGTGGAGGTTTCCACGGTCATCAGGGGGGCATCTCCCGACACCGGGACTCTGTCCGCCAAGGCCGAGGAGGCCGGATCATGGAGGGTCACCAAGACGGTGGAACACATAGAGCCGGACCCCGAGGGTTCCCTGTTCAAGACCGACGCCAAGCCCTTCCCCAACTTCCACGCTTGTCGGGTGCACGACCCGGAAAGCTTCGATCAGTTCCGGACGACGACGGAGACAATAGAGGAGGGGGAATACGACGGCAAGCAGATAGAGTTGGTGTGGGGTCGCGGTAAAGAATCGGGCGAATGGGAAATCGCATCCTACCATCTGCCACGAGAGGAGTGGAGTGAGAGCGAGGGACGCAGTTTTTGCAGATCCCATCGCGGTATATTATTTGAACCAGCAACGCGGGAGGAAACCGCCCCGGACACGGACGCTACCGCCTCTGATACGGAACTGGCCCGCGCCCGTCTGTCCCTAACTAGGGCACAGATGGAGATAAAAGCCAAGAAACCAAAAAAGAAGCCGAAGAAGTATTAAGGAGGACGTTATGTCCCGGCAACTTAGAGAAGAGGCCAACGCTCTCGTCGAGCGAGCCGAACACGCCCTAGAAGAGGGCAAAATCGACGAAATGGACAGAATCATTGAGGACGCAAAGTCCAAGATGGAAACCGCCGACGCCATGGACAAGGCCGCGTCGGATTTGCAAGTCTTGAAAGGCGAATTTAGCCGCCCCATGAACACGGTGCCCGTGGCATCGAGGGACGTGGAGAACTACAACCCCGGGGACACCACCGCCACGATGAAGGCTGACTACAAGCCAGCGACGTGGGTGAAAGGGTTACCAGCCATGGCCCAGCCGATGTGGGTGCAGGACCAAATGGGACCAAACGTCAAAGAACACGCTAGATTCCAAAAGGACACATTCGTCAAGTGGATGAAAGCACCGTCTGAGCAGGCGTTCTGGAAGAATGCGACGCCCGATGAAGCAAAAGCGATGCAAGAAGATTCTGACGTAGAGGGCGGGTTTTTCGTTCCGGAGGAATTTATTAACCAAGTGATACACGATCCGGGAGTGCCCGGAAGTGTGTTGCGTCCTCTCTGCAACGTTATCAGGGTAGCCAGCAAGGACGGCTACGTCCCCTCGCTTGCCTCGGCAACTTGGGCGGCTATAGCGGAAGAGGCGGCCTATAGCGACCAGACTCCGGCAGTTTCTCAGATTCCGTTTTCCCTTGAGAAGTCTGGTGGTCTTATCAAGGTAACGCGAGAACTCCTGGACGACAGTGCCATCAACCTCCCCACCATGCTCTCGCAGATATTCCAGGAAGCCGCGGGTAGGTTTGAAGACGTGGGAATAATCAGCGGAAACGGCACGACGCAATATGCCGGGATAATGTCCTCTAGCAGTGGCCAAGTTCCTGACGATTACACGATGGCAAATGCCACCAGTGTCGTGGCCGCAGACCTCATCGGGATCTATTACACCCTTGAGGCCCAGCACCGCGCAAACGCAAGTTGGATTATGAAGTCCGCAATTGCGGCCCTGATCACGAGCATAGCCGTGACAGCGGCAGGGGTTCACCAGATCCCCAGCCTCACGGCCGCACCAACAGACTTCATCTTGGGGAAAGCCAACTCGATGGTGGACTCTGCCAGCGGTCTTGGTGCAACTATTACTGCAACCGAGAGGATCGCCCTTTTCGGCGACCTCAAGCAGTATTTTATTTTCGATAGGGTCGGCTTCACTCTCCGACGTAACGATTCGTTGTATATGGAGAATGATCAGGTGGGATTCTTTGCGAGCAGAAGGGGTGACGGACAATTGACCCTCGCCGCCGCTTTCAAGATGTGCAGAGCCGCCGCAAGCTAGAGATAGATGACAGAACGGGGCTAGGGGGAGTTTTAATGGACTTCTCCCCCTAGCTCCCCAAAGGTGACACATGAAAGTTCGATGTATCAAGACATTCACGCTAAAGGGCGTTCTGCATGTTTTAGGTGGTGAGTACGACGTACCTGCAAAGGACGCGACGGACTATGCCGAGTATTTCGAGAAGGTAGAGACCAAGCAAGCCTCCAAGCCCAAGAACAAAGCCAAAAAGACCGAGGAAAACAAATAGATGGCAACCCGGCACACCTACGCAAGCACAGACGATCTGAGGGACTACTTGGCTGGCACAACCTACGCCTCCGGATGGACCTCCGACGCCGGGGTGTTAAGGAGAATAGTGGAAGCCGCATCGGCGCGTATCGACCACCACGTCGGCATGCAATCCTTCGGTCCTAGGACGGAAACCCGCTATTTTGACATGGGGTTGGGTTCCCTCAGGGACACCCCACAGTTGCTGTACCCGATGAAAAACTACAGCACCATTGGGGTGGGAGAAGTCCTGAAA